ATTATACGGATCATCCTCGTCTTTTTCTATACTATAAACTTCGTAGCGCACATCATCCAATTCAACGTCCCACCAATACTCGGGGTTTTCTTCTTCATCGGGATAAAACTTCATTTTACTAATAATGAATTCTAACTTTTAACCTAGGTACTGATTTTCTTTTTAACAGATTCAAGAAGTTTCAAAACAGATATAGTTCCCGTGAATAAAAATAGTATCTGTTTGGTGAGTGGTATCCGTAATTCATTTGGATGTGGTATAGAAGGTCTTCGTAATTTTTTATGTATTCGTCGTAAAGCGTCACATGTCTCGATATATTTACCCTCTGGCATCTGGTCCTTTGCCTCGTCGATGGTGGTCATCACTATTATTAGATCTTTATCTACTGCCATAAAGTAAGGTGATAATTTTTCTTTAGGTACCTTAAGAGATGTACTTCTATTTGATTATTGCAATTTTCATTCTCATAGTGATGATGCAGAACAAGACCAGGGGTATGAAAAGTTCAATCGAGAAATTGGTTCGGCAGTCAGCTCGGTATGCTACTGCGGCTCAACAGGATAAGTCTCCCGTCGTAGCCGTTCTTCACGCCAACTATGCAGCTGCATATCTTTATGCTCTCAAGGATATCGCCACAGAGTCCCAAATTCACAATTCGACTGGTATTGATGTGAAGAAATTTAAGGAGCACGTACTCAATGTTCAAGATATGGTGACTAAAAAGACTACAGAGACTTGTCCAGAATTTGCGGGAAATGTTGACATTTATCTCGCAGAAATTGGTGGTGAAGCCTGATGAGTACCTAAGTAGTGATTCAAAATTATAAAAAGTAAGTTCTAAAAATGGAAGTTATTCGCGACGAAACGTGGCAACAATGCCTTACCGGTGCGGTTAAGATGTTTCGCCTCAGTGAGCCCGATGATAAATGTTATCGTCTAGCTGATGCGACGTGGAAGTGTAAGATGTCTTATAAGAGACACGAAGAAAAGAAAGAGAGTCGACAAGTTGTTGTCATTGACAAGATACCCGAGAAGCAAGTGACACAGCGTTCACAACATAAAATATGTCAAGCGACGACTATGTCTGGAAAACCGTGCTCGTTCAAGGCTATATGTGGAGATTTTTGTAAAAAGCATAGAATCGATAAGGAGGAAATCGGAAAAAAGATTCAAATAAAATCCTAGACTATTATAAATGTTAGACCAAGAAAGTCTTAGACCTGTAATAATAGCAATGGCTCTTTACATCACTATCGGCGTTATCATCCCTCGTATTGTTACCAAGCCTACCGGTTTTCAACCCCTAGATGACCTCGTTATGACCATAATCGCTCAAAGGGGATCATTGATGAGTGGTACAATTCTCATAGGTCTTATTGTCCTCGCCACCAATTACATTCAGGATGAACTCATGTAAAACATTCTCACGTCCTACTAAATTTTGAGTGTATTCGTGATCCATATGACGAACTCTATTGTCATACGCGTGTCTCATGAATTCCAAGAGTTGGTCGAAATTCGGATTTCCCCATTTCATACCTTTTTTGAAGAGAAAGTCATCATTCTCCAACTCTTGAAGTTCACAGTCAATTGTGTACGGTGTTTTTATATACTCCGAAGCACCTCCATATCTTGTTATGATAACAGGTTTATTCCTCATAGCAGCTTCGACCGCCCCCATACCCACACCTTCAGAGTGAGAAAAATTTACATAGCAATCACAACGATTATGAAGAGTATCCATTTCTTCATCGGATAGCATATCATTTATAACTTCAACACGTGGAAACTGAATCTGTACAGACTGATTACAAGTAGCTTTCACTACGAGACGTGTGTTTGGTTCATTTAATCTCGCGAATGCCTGAATAACATCTCTAAATTTCTTTCTAGGATCCATGATATTTCCTATATGATAAAACGTATACGGTTTTTCCTTTGGTAGAGGAATATGAGCGTGTACAACATAAAATTCATTTTCCGGAAATTGTTTCGATAAAACACTCTTACAAAATTCACTTGGAACTGCTACACGTTTAAATTCCTTCATTATAAGTCCATAATCTTCGTGAACAGTTTCTGTTTCACACACAGTCATACACGCTAGATTTTTTACTCTAGTTTTTGCATACTTGATGTATTCAATTTGATCTCGTGTTGGGATTACAAATATCAGGCCATTATCAGTTTCCGGGAGTTGTTTACCTATCTCAAAGTAATCACCATTAGGTAAAAAGAGTTTAACATATTTCAGAGCGTGCTGTCCTATACCCGTTTTCATGTGAGGTCCAATAATGATCATTTAGTATAAAGATAATCTTTCTTTTATATATAATAACATGTCCCTCCGCAAGGAAATCGAAGATGAAATGCAGCGTACCCGTCTCGACAAAACTCGTCTCTATGACCTACTCCTCAAGATTATTGACCAGGGTGGTAGTGGCGCGGGTTCCCAGGGTCCTCCCGGCCCTCCCGGTCCCACTGGTCCCCACGGCCCCCCAGGCCCACCTGGTCCTCAGGGAGCGGCCACCCCTGCCGCTAAGGCTCCAGTCACTAAGCCCCCTGCTGCTAAGACTCCCGCCAAGAAGCCCGCCGCGAAACCCGCTGCGAAGAAGACTGATGCTTAAATATACAAGTTAATTAAAGTTAGAACCCCTATTATAAATACATGATCGCACCCACACGTATTTATAACACGGCACCAAACGAAGAAAAGCCAAAACACTGGCGCCAACATCCTAACCGAGTTAGAAGGAGGGTTTATGCAGTGAACAGTCCCAAAGTGAATGAGGACACAGTGAAAATCAAGAAGTTGGAAAAGGAGGTTGACATGTACAAGAAGGCACATCATAAAATGAAAATGATTGCAAAATGGAGTCTTCGTGCGAATGAAGCGGCTCTTTCTGACTCACGAACTATTCTTCATACTTTGGAAGAACTATACGGAGATGAGGCTTTCGAGGATCAATGTGGAAAAGACAAGGGTGATGAAAAGAACTGATGTCTATTTACTTGTCACCATAAATTTCAAGAATATCCCGTACGAGAGCACTTCTTTCTATGTCTGCAAAATCAAATGTTATACATTCAATGCGTTTGTGATGACTTCCCTTTAAACGTGAACAAATATCTATAAGACCGTTGTCTTCGTATTTTCTATCGTGCTGTTTGGGGTCGCCCGTGACCACTATTTTACAACCTTCACCTACACGTGTGAGTAACATTTTCATTTGGTTTGGGGTACTATTTTGCATTTCATCGGCAATTACAAAGGCATTTTTGAACGTTCTCCCTCTCATATACGCTAAAGGACAAATTTCAATAATCTTCTCTTTGATCATATATTGAATATCACCTTGACTATAGAATTCACTAAAAACATCCATGATGGGTCTGGTCCATGGGTCCATTTTCTCTTCTAGAGTTCCGGGGAGATAACCTATATCTTCTTCAACAGAAACAACTGGTCGGGTTAGAACTATTTTTTTAAAGGTTTTATCGTTATATCCAGATACGGCGGCGTAACACGCTAACATAGTTTTACCCGTTCCCGCTGGACCTATCGCAAATACCATCGGTTTACTAATACTGTACAAAGCTCTATTGTAATTCTTTTGATTTTCACTTTTTGGTATTACAGTAGGTTGTTCAATTCCATCCATCTCCCCCTCGAAATAATAGTCGTTTTCGTCGTATGAAGATGAAAGTGAAAATTTTAAATTGTTGCGACCTCTTTTACCTCCCATACTTTTTACGCAGAAGATTTATTCACCCACCATATAAAGCCACCTAATATTGAAACCAAAACGGCGACTAAAAGACCAAATGAATACTTTTTAGGGTTTTCGTCTGGGGGTTTATCAGGGAGTCTTTCAACATTCTGATTAAGCCGGTCAATTTTTTGTAATAACTTATCAAGTGCTTTCAGGATTTGAAGCTCTCTATCCTTTGGTTCTTCTTTTACATTCACAGTGGTAATCTCAAGAATCATATACCATTTAGCATCTGGTTGAAGAGTTACGTAGTCACCGTCATCTTGTTGTTCATTAATGGTGAAATTCAATTTCTTAATGGATATGGGATTAAAGTAATTTGTTTGTTGATTAAATCGACGCCATTGTTTATCGCGTAAAATTGCATTATTACTCCCAGAAAAGTGTCTTTCGAGTGGTACTCTAGCAAGTATTTGCCCTTGTCTTTCATCAAGAATTTGTGCTACTTTGGGAACTTCTGGGCATATAATATCAACATATTTTGCTATGTTTGTACTCCCACTTGCACCACTATCACCTACTTGTGTAATATAGAAATCAGCAATTTTAATACCCAGTACCCGACTCATATCCTCGACGTGTGTATTAGACTCTAAAGTGAGATCGAGTGCGAATGTATTGTTCGTACCATTCACAAATTCAGAATCTAACACGATGTACTGAACCTTTTTAGGTACGTCGTCCAGCGACATTTCTAATATCACTGTATATTATATTATGGCAGTTTCTATGGCAACAAAGGCGATTGTATTTACTGGGACTCTCGCTGCGGTGACGTTTATAGATAGTATTCGAGTTTTTAACGAGTATAAAAAAATAGATACTAAAGTTAATAAAAAATGATCTCAACCAACTGGGTTCATGCTATCTGCAGAACTATGATTTCTATGGGTCCTGAATATACCACTAATGTTCTCAAGTGGGTCAAGAGCGCCGTTTGGGATGCACCTTATCGTGTATGGCTTGATATTGAACTTCAGAAGATAGCCTATGATCGCGAAGATTGGAAGAACGATCAACTCTATCCAAGTGATGATGAGACACCTAAGTCGGACTAAAATATCTAAAAAAATAACAATGACTGATTACACTATCCCAATTGGCGAACTCTTTGTTCATTCAAGTGTACCACTTGGTATCCCTGGGTTGGCCACTGACGAATTGAGAATTGCTTTTCTCCAAGCTACTGAACCACTTTGTCCAGACGTTCAACGAAAG